TCAAATCTAAGATTGGGCCGTTGTTTGCATCTGCGTCTGTGGACTTGAGTGTAAGCTGTACGTCATTTCCAGCAGTGGTAATCTGCATATTACCAGCAATATCAACAAATCCATCATCTCTTACAGAAAGTTTTGATGAAAGGCTGGAGTTATAAAGGACAAGGATAGAACTACTTGAGCCGTCTGTTGCACCAGCTACAGTCAATGCCCTTGCAGAGTTGATTGCGTCAGCCCCAATAGAAGCATGTCCTGTAATAGCTGTGTCACCTGAAATATCCACGCCGTCAGCGGTGGTTTCTAATTTCTTGCTGTTATCGTGATACAATTCAACCGCGCCGTCAGTGATGAATTTAGCCATCACTTCACCGTCAGTTTTTAAAACATCAACTCCAGCACCATTACTAAGAAGTTGTAGGTTTCCCTCAGATAAGTCATTTATCTGAGAATTGCTTCCATTATGGAATATTTTTAAATCATTACCCGCGCCCATCAAGATAGCAGCGTTATCTGGAAATGAAATATCATCCGTGCCAGTGGGAATGGTAAAAACAGTAGTGTCAGCATCATTTTTAAAAGTGATGTCGCTGGTGCTGCCCTGACCCGTCAGAATAAGCCCCTCTGCGCTGGTAAAGCCAATCGCAGCGTTATCACCAGCAGAAGTGTCAGCCGTGGCCTCTAACGTGCCGCCAGTAATTACGCCTGTCGTGGTAATGTTGCTAGACCCGTTGTCAATCGCGCCAAAGCCGCTTGTGATGCTGCCGCTGTTAAGTGCGCCTGTTGTAACGATGTTAGAGCTTCCAGCCGCTGGTGCCGCTGCTATATCAGACAATACCTCTGATGCAGAACGCCCCTCAATGGCGGTGCCATCGACACGCAGAAAGTCGTTATCGGCAACGCCGGAGGTAAATTTAGGCACATTGTTGTTTGAGATGCCTGTATCTAGCGTGGCTGTCGCTGTGATGGCGGTGCCGTTCAGCGTCATGGCGTCAGCTTCTAGCGTGCCATCAATATCAGCATCGCCACTAATGTCTAAAGAACCTGCGTCTAACTCACCAGTAATTGTAAAGTTACGAATGCCTGTATAATCTTTATTAGAGTCTAGTATAACTGCCTTAGATGCAATGGCATTGCCAACTGCTGTTGAACCCAAGTCAAGTGCGTTAATTTCGCCCACGACCACTGTAGCACCATCAAGAATGTTTAGTTCGGCGGGAGTGGATGTAATTGCTGTGGTGCTTGCAGCAGCTAACACAGGTATTGTACCTGATGCGTTTGGTAGGTTAATTGTGTGGTCTGCTGTTGGGTCTACAATACTCAGCGTAGTTTCGTTAGCGTCAGCAGTAGCACCCTCAAAAACAATGGCGTTCTGGGCGTTCATAGTCACTGTATCTACAGTGGTTGTAGTGCCTGCTACAGTAAGTTTAGGCACTAATAATTCACCTGTGCTTGGGTTGTAGCGCAAAGCACCTGTGTCATCTAACAGTGCGTTTGACTCATCGTGAAATACGACAGGAAAATTTGTATTAGCTGTGCTGTCTGTGACCGTCACCGTGGATGCTAGAGTCACTGTTGTCCCTGCGATAACACTAGCCAAAGCAGTTCCATTAACTGTAATCGCGTCGGCTTCAAGTGTGCCATCTATATCTGCATCGCCAGATACATCAAGCGATCCTGCGTCTAACTCACCTGTTAGAGTAATATTACGGAAGCTAGCAACATCCTTATTTGCATCAGCCGTGACCACTTTAGAGGCCACTACCACGCCAACAGCAGCGCCTGTGTCACTGTAATTAAGTTCTGTAGCGGTAGCAGTAACACCATCTAAGATGTTTAGTTCTGCTGCTGTCGATGTGACATTTGTGCCACCGATATCAAGTGTAGTAACTGATATCTCTCCAGCAACAGTGGCTACACCATTTGCCACAGTGATGAGGTCTGTGTCGTCCGTGTGACCAATGGTAGATCCATTTATAACAACATCGTCAATGTCTAACGACCCACCAGTGATAAGGCCCGTAGTTGTAATCGTGGATGAGCCAGTATCAATAGTGCCGAAGCCAGACGTAATTGAACCAGAGTTGAGCGCCCCAACTGTCGTCACATTGGATAACGTATCCAGTGCGCTTTCAAAGTATGTTTCAAAGTCAGTAAGTGCAACCTGTACCATTGTGCCGTTGTCATTTACAACAACGCGGTCAGCATCGGCGAGTGTAGTTGATGTAGCGGAGGTGTCGCCGTCTACGATATTTAATTCTGCTGCTGTGGCACTGATTGCTGTACCGTTAAAATTAATAGCATCTAGATACGCAACACCATCAATGTATATATCTTTCCACTCTTTAGAAGAACTACCTAGATCATATGTTCCATCATCATCTGGAATAATGTTTGAATCTACTTCACCACCAAATACAATATTATCAGTATTTGCATCTCCAAGAGTTATTGTGCCACCATTAAACGTGGTAGTACCCGTAATGGTGGCGTTCCCTGCCACAGTTAAATTACCACCTACATCAAAATTACCTGCAACACGGTTGACAGCTTCAACTACATTAGTGCCGTCACAATACACAAAACAAGTTTCTCCAGCTGTAATAGCGACACCAGTTCCTGATGCGGTCTTTATAGTCACTGTCTGTGCCGTACCATTTTTTACAATAAATACTTTAGTAAGTGCGGGGCATATAACCGTGGCTGCACCAGATAATGATGTGCCTGTATCAGTAAGGTTGAGAATGGCAGCTCTAGCCTCGGCGGTTGTGCCGTCTGCAGTAGATAACGTAGCAGAGTTACCACTCCAAGTATTTATGGTTTTAAAACCTGCAACAGCCTCTTCAATCATTGAAGTAATGTTACTGTTAACAACGTCACCCCAAGAGCCACTAAGCTCACCTTGAGTTGGCAATGCTAACTTTAAAAGAGTGGTATACTGTGTTGCCATTGTAAAACCTCGCGTATGCTATCAACCAATACGAACTATAGCGTTTGTTTTGTCTGCTGAAGGGAATTGTATCACAAAATCTGCGGAACTTGTTTGTTTGTCTTCTCCAAAATTAATTACTGCTATAGCAGGGTCTCCACCACCAGACTTATATATCAAAGCACCTCTAGCGGTGATAGAAGACGAAGCAAAAGTTGTGTCAGCAAAATCTAAAAACGCTGTAGTGCCTGAAGATGCAGGATTTGCAGCTATGGTTAAAGTATTTCCACCAGCAGTGTATCCAGTACCACTAACTTCATTAGTTGTAGAATACGCAGTTGTGGTTGCATCTAAAGTTGCACTAGAAGTGAATAAGGCAAGTTTAAACGTTTGTGACGTATCGCTACTAAAGTCCATTTCTCCATTTAGAAGAGCAACTTTAAAGGATGTGCATAGTGTTTGAGTTATCGCCATAAATTATTCCTATGCTACAGGCGTGCGTGCCTGTCCTGAACGATAGTAGTCCTGACGCATCTTACCGTCTCCTGTCCGTTGTAGTAGCCCGATGGCTTGCAAATATCGTTTTTCATACATGGCAACCACATCAGCTTCGCCTTTTTGAAAACGTACTGCTTCCATTAGTGTGCCGTTTAGAAGCGCGGTATCAAAGTTATCACCTAAGTAAGTTCCGCCAGCAGACACTATTGACGTAGGATACTTTGCGTACACATGCTCGATTTCGTAGTTTTGATCTGGTGTAGGAGCCAACATCAACTTTACGACAGATCCTACAGTGCTATGATGCGCATAGAACTTAGGTAGCCCATACTTTGCGCTAGTATTTACAGGAAAAGCATCGCGTAAGAAATTTAAATCTTTATTCAACAGGTAAGTGCTGGTGCTGTTGTTGATTACAGCAAGACTGTAGGTATACAAGTACCCATCAGGAGTAGTGTACAGCTTGTTAGTAGCAGTGAGAGGACCACTATCAACATTACGCAAAGCAGGTAGTTCAACCGTGTTAAAAATCAGTTGTTCTGCCTGCTGCGCAAACAAAGCGTGTTGATCTGCAGTAAACGTTGTTTCGCAGATATCCTCCACATTTGCTTTTAAGCTGGTGTAGTTCATGACTTACCCCATAGGCCCGCGAGCCATAAAACCTTTAGTAGCTGCTCCTGCCCCACGTATTTTAATACCGCCCTTGGCTGCGCCTTTAGATCTTACAGCACCGCCACCGCTATACTTTTTAGCTAGTGTTGGACTCATCTTTTCTTGTACCGCTTCCGGTAACATAGAAAAACCTTTTTTGCTTGGTGGTGTTTTTACTTGCTTGCCCATGTTTGCCCTCGTCATTGCCATTGCTTCACCTACGAAGTTGATACTGTGACCGATCCCAAAGATGCGGTCATTACGAACTCTAATTTATTATCCAAAGACCCAGAATATTTTAATGCTCTGCTTTCTGCGTACCCCACAAAATCTGGCCTTGGGTCTCTTATAGCCTGTGGGTCATGTACAGGAAACATACCTAACTCGTTTTGTGGGTGATCGTAATCAAAACAGTAAGGACATGCTTTTAAATTAGTATCGTTGCCTTTTCTTATTATATTACGTAGCTCTTTTAGTCTATAGCGGAACCCACATATGTCACATTCAGCTATTGCCCGTTTCATTGACGCAAATCTATTTGACATAACTAAATCCTAGCAATTCTCGGCACATAACGCTCAGAGGTTTTCTCTCTATCTTCACCAGCAGCTAAATTATATTGCTCGTCATACGCTGCTTTGAGCATATCAATCCTACCTGCAAGCTCTGGTTCTTTCATGGCTATATGATACGCTAGCCCCGCAACCAGACAGGGCAAAAAGCGGAAAACAACATCTGCTGTTTCTACTCCGCTACCAGCATCTTCTATTCTTCTCATTCTAAAATATACAAATGTGTAGCTAGTATCAGGCACAGGCCACAGATTTATTCTGGGCGTTGCTAATCGCTCTACAAACACTTGGATTGGTCTACCAGTTGTTAACTTGTTAGTGATAGACGAGTAAGTGCTAACACCAATACGAGTTATGGTGAGATCCGATTGAGTTGCGGCGTTGCCCGCATTAGTACGAATTACATGGTCAAGCAAGTCCACAGTGTCTGCTGGCAAGCTATATTGTGCTGTTCCTGCAGTAACTGAAATTGTGCCGCTATCAATAGTCCACATATTGATACCGCGATTCTGCCACTCAATAGTCATCAGGTTCATGGACCTACGAGCAGTGCGAAGATCATACCCAGACCGCATTTCACGCCCAGCACGCTCCCACGCCTCTTCAGCGATTTCAGTGAAATCCATATCAAATGCGGTGGTGCCTGACGTTGCCATCTATTTTTTCCTTTTCCGGCGAGCTGCTTCTACTCGTCTTGGCTTTCCTGCTGGTTGTCCGAGTCGTTTCTTTTGGTTAATACGTTTTCTTTTTTCAGAGGGCGACATTTCGGACGACGTTTTTGGAGTTTTTGAAGAAACCCGTTTGGAAGGGCGGCAGTAAGGAGTTCCACGTTTTTCACCCTTTTGTCTGCCACACTTTTTGCCAGTGCGTACATCTTTCCAGTCCTCTTTGAACCATCGCTTTAGCGCCAGTCCGCTTTTGGTTTTGCGTACAGCCATGGTGCCTCACACGTATTTTGTAACCTTGCGGCGTTTGACTATTCCACAACCCCTAGCAACATTAGGATTGTTAGAAGCACGTTTTCTACGCCTTCTAGCGAGACCCCCATTGGACATTCGCACGACACCACCTTCAGCAGCCTTCTTCTTTTTCTTTTTCTTGCCGCCAGTGCCATAATTAGCGGCACCAACTTTTCGGCATTTCGCAATAGCCCCTGAAGCATATGCGCTCGGGAAAACCTTGTAGCGAGATTTTACTTTGTGATAACAAGCGTCTTTAGGCATTTCTTCGTCTCCTAGCTAATCCACCAGCACTAAGCCGTTGCCTTGGAATATTTCGCCCTTTAGAACCACCACCACTACCTCTAAATTTAGATTGTGCATCATCAATCATAGAAAGCAGTCTCTTCTTTTTACCTATCTCATCACGACCTTCTGGTGTTGTAGAACGTAAAGCCTCATAAAATCCGGGCATAGCAGTCATGCTGTCCATTACAATATTTTTAGCTTTCTTCAAATCACGCTTTGTCTTTACGTTCTTTGAAGCTGCTCTAGGCTTATTCCTACTCATTTTTTAGCCTTTCTTATACTTTCTTTGCCTTGGCGAAAGATCTTTGCAACTTCAGTCTTACCCATCACTTTGGCTCTTTGTTCACCTACGGTCAGGATCTGAATTTTTCTTGCAAAAGGCTTTCTAACTTTCTTAACTTTTGCGACTGTCGCTCGAGCATCTGCTGGAGTAGCGAATTTAATACCAACTGTGTCTCTAGGGTTTTCATCAGTGTAGAGCCTACGTCCTGATCCTTTTGGTTTTTTTCCTGTGCCAACTTTAGGATCTCTACGCTTTGCCACTACTTCTTACCACCCTTTTTACCACCTTTGGACATCATGACCATTTTTGCAGGACGAAAACCTTTAGAAGCTATACCTACACCACGGACCTTGCCGCCATTCTTGTAGCCCTTCTTAGTCATGCCACCCTTGGCCATGCCCTTTTTCTTCATCATGCCACCAGCAGCCATACCCTTTTTCTTCATCATACCACCAGCAGCCATGCCCTTCTTGGTCATGCCACCCATCTTGTAGCCTTTTTTCTTCATCATACCACCAGCTTGGTAGCCCTTCTTGGTCATACCGCCACCCTTCATTTGCATAAGCTGCCTATCGGTCTTAGGCTTGGGCTTCTGTTCTTTATCCACTTTGGCGATTGCATCCATAAGATTATTTTTCTTATTTTTGATGCTCTTCTTTGAGTCTTTCGATGGCTGTTTTGGTCTCATCATTTTCATCTTACTCATCCTTATACAAATTGTTGAATACGCGCTCAGTATCCCACACATACCCCACATCCTCTTTTGAGTTGAAGGTATGTTGGTTTGGTCTGAAGTCGGGCGCGCCCTGCCCTGTCTCAAACCACGCAGGATGCGTAACCCGCACCCGGTTATTAGGTAACGCTACCATATTACCTGTGTACTCCCCTGCGTCCAGCAGCTCCAATACATGACTCTGCTTGTGTTGTGCTGGATCATCTGCGATCTCACTGTCTGTGTAATCGACAGTAAAGTAATATTTTGCAGGGTAGAACTCACCATCTACCTTGGCTATCCAAGGCGCGGGCGATGCTCGTTCAATCTTGTATACTGAATGATAGTGGGACATACAGTCCCAAGGCTGCGCTAGGTAGGGTGGTAGCTCTGTAGGCCACTCTTCGTACGGTGTGTCTGCTACAAGCGCTGTAAGGGGCATCCTAGCCCACATTGCACCACCATGCACATTAGGCTCGTCAGTGTCATCTGACTCACACCCTGTAAAAATAACCTGAAAGCTAAGAGTGCGGTTGGGCATAGTAGTTACAGCAACAACCATAGCATGTAGAAACTCGCCGTGATACTCTTCTAAATTCTTGGTGTATTCTCTACGAACCCAAGCCTTGAAGTATGGTATGTTGGACTGTAAGTACGGCATCTAGCATTTCCATCTCTTCCTTGCCTGCCGCAGTCTTGAATTAGGATCTTTAGCAGCCTTCGGAAACTTTTTCATTTGTCCTGCACTACGAGCGCAATATGACTTGCGCCGTTTTGCAGCTTTACTACCAGCCTTTACCTTACCAGTAACTGCGGTTTTTAACTTACTGCCGGGGTTATCTCTACGATATTTAGCAACCCCCTTTTTAGTCATTCCAGCACCAGATTTAGTGGGGCGCTTATGTCCACCACCAATCGTATGGCCCTTCATTGTGCCTTTACGTCTAGCCATGGAAAAACGTCATCATGTCTATAGTAGCTATCGTATATTTGACTGACATACCATCTTCAAACAGAACTCCATCTGCTGGTATAGTTCTATCCAACGTGGTGTTATCAGTTCCAATAGTACGAGATTTAAATAACGCAGAACCGTTCTCAGGGGTGTTGTTAAAGAACTCAACTGTCCCTGCAGTGCCGCCAGATACTATAGAAAACCCTTTGAGTCTGATTCTATTGCTACCATTTATGGCTTCTGCGCAAAGATCTCCTGACCCTACTTTAATGTTTGCTGCATACTGAGCGGAACACTCGACAGCACTTACTGTCAAAAACAACTTAGTGCCTGCTACAGCTTCAGCGCTACCAGTAGAAGTTATTACTTCTGTCATGGCATTACCGAAAACATCTGTACCTGTAATTGTGCAAGTTTTAGCGTTATCGCCCGTACCTGTGGTCGTAACAATAACGTTCCTAGCACCGCCCCCTGCGAAGGTGGTGTTGGCCATGGTTGCGCTGGTGTTTGGTCTTGCGGCGGTTACTAGGCGATCATCATCTGATGCGTTCTCGTCGCTAATAAACTTGGCTTTTATATCTGAGCTATGACCCATATCAATCTCCTTCAAGAAAGGAGAGAGGTGTCCCCCTCTCCGTTAATATTAGCCATTAGCATAATCAAAAGCTGCACCATGAATTTTAACAACAATTTTGCCAGCCGTATAAGCAGCTTCTGTGGCATCGCCTGATGTAAGGTACAGATACTTCTTACTCAAAGCTGCTAGTGTAGAACCTGCGTCCATCTCGTTATGAAGCCCCAACGTCAGATCACCGTTGTTAAACAACACAGTGCCGCTAGTCACTGCAGCATTTTCTGCTGTTGTGCCTGTTGCGGAGCAAACAAGGTTGATGTCTGGATCACCGCCAGTTGGAACCTCAAGACAGATAAACTCTAGCTTGTAAGGAATACCATTTACTGCGCTTGTAAGTTCTGCAATGTACGCGTTTGCTGCACCACCATCAGTACCGATGACGTCGTTAGCAGCGCCGCCAGAAGCTAGTCCACCATGTAGATCAATAAGGATAGTGGTAACAATATCTCCACCAATCTTATTGATGAAAGTATTGATTGCTGCATCAGCAATACCAGAACCATGTGCGTTTGGTGTGATGTTAAAGATCGTAGCTGCTGTACCCAAGCTGGCGTTATTCGAGCCTACGGTTGTACCCGCTGCAACAATATTATCTCTACCAGATGTAGCGACTTTTTGAACTTCAAGAACGCCACCGCTACTAGCGTTTAGCTGCTCCGTAAAAGTTCCTAAAGTGGAGCTTTTAGTTACAACTTTAAATCCATTTTCGGCGCGGACTGCACCGTTAAAGGTAGTATTAGCCATGTCTATCTCCTGTCGTGGCTAGTGTCAGCCGCTCAATGCAACTGTCAGGGATAATGTATCGTATAGAAAAAAGAGGGGAGTAGCAAGCCACCCCCCTCTAATCTAGTTAAGCCCCGGGTGAACCGAAGATACCCAATGGGTCGGATACACCGAATGAATAACGCTCACGGGCCTTATACCGGCTGTTGCCAGTACTAAAGTCAGCATCCATAGAGGTAGCCATCGGGCTACGTGTGAAGTGCTTCAAACCGTTTGGAACATCAGTCAAAAGGAAGAACGCATCAGTATCTGTTAGATAGTGATTGATCGTATATCCTTCAGGGATAGAACCGTTATTGCGAAGCGCATTAAGGTCATTATCCGCTGTTCCCACACGTCCTTCAGTTTCTAACAAACGAGTTGCAACAAACTGCAGGTTCGGCGGGATAACCAACTTACGTGGCCTTGCAGCAATCAACAGACCGCGCTCGTCGGTCCAAGCAGCAATCTGAATAACGGCGGCTTCAAGAGAAGTCTCGTTAAGATCCGCTGGAGTTGCAGGCTCGTTAGAGTTAGTTCCACCACTAACAAGCGGGTGAGCCGTGGAGCAAAGCTCTACGCCGTCGCCGTATGTAGTGTCGCTAGAAAAGGCATTGTTAAGAATGGTCGCTGCCTTAACTTGTTTTGTGTACGCCATAGCACGAGCGAGAGCCTTTGTATAACGAGCTGACAGTGAGTCATACAAGTTATCTTCAATAGCCTCTTCAGTGATTGAAAAGCCCATTGCAACGGTCTCGTGTGAATAGCGAGCGGTGAATGCCTCTTGTGCATTGTCATATTCGATGGCAGAGCCTTCGTTTTTGACTGGTGCTGCTGAGAAGCCCGATAATTTGGTCTCCTCCTC